TAGCTTTCAATTTCATACCTGCCATGTGCTTTATTTTTTATCGGTCGGAATAGTATAGCCATTAGATTATGTAAATCATTTTGGCTTGTTTGGTATTTATCCAGGTCTGCAAACTCTCCTAAACTTATTTCTTCAAAGTCATTTATAAATCCAAACTCTAAACCATCTAATTTAAATGTAGCTTGAAATTGTGCATCAGTATTTAAAGCAATATCTACTTGTTTGCTTATACGCTCAAAGTCGATAGCTTTCAAGTTAACTAAATCCTTGTGAGGTATGTTTGTAAAGATTGATACTTTACGCTTGTTAAAAGTCATTATATCCAAGTCGCGCTCTAGCAACTCCATATACTTCTGGAACTGCCCTAACGTAACTTCACTAATATTTTCTGGTATGTTTATTTTCATAATTATCTTATATCAAATTTTCCTCTATGTGGGTTACTTAAATGAAAAAATACATTGTATCTTATTGCGTCGATTGCGTGATTCCAATTATCCACAAACAAACTACTTGCTTTGTCGCTGTAAACGTAGTTGTTCAATTCCTTAGCTACGTTAACGCTTTCTTTGTCTATTATTAACTGATAGTCCCGCATTAGCTCAATACCAGCCTTAATACTTCCAGCACCTTTTTCGGTGGCTTGTATGTTAAATCCGTATCGTTGTATTTCTTCTATTAATCTAGGCTCTGCACTATCCGCAATGATTAACTCTTTGCCAGATACATTTTGCTTGTATATTATAGCCAACTCGCTTGTTGTTAACTTTGGCTTGTATAACAATTCTTTAACGTATATTATTTTCAACTTTCTGTCTATTGCTACTTTAACTAATGTACTAGGGTCAATACTAAATCCAAAATCCGCACCAAATGAATAAGGTAGAGTATTATCGAACTCTCCAAACTTCCAATTTGTAAACACAACACCCTCCGCTTTGTCTAGCCAACCGCCTAGTATTTGATGTTCATACTTCTTAGGGTTGTTTTCTTTGATTAACTCTATTTCGTTAATAAAATCTATGTTAAGATTATCTAAGTTGTTTAGATAGGTTGTATGTATGTAGGTTGTGTTGCCTTTCACTCCGTTAAATCCTTCCGTTACTCCAGCCTCTTCAAAGAACTTTCTATAAATCCAATGCTCTTTTGTCGCTGGGTTTAATATAAGTATGATTCTATTCTGTTTATTCTTAATTCTAATAGATAAATTTATCTTATCAAACGTGCTTTCATCTGTTAACTCCTCTGCTTCATCTAGTACCCATGTAGTAACGCCCGTAATTGATTTAAGGTTTGCTGTCTGGTCTCCCGAACTTGTTTTAATACCTCTAAAGATTATCTCGCTGTTTGTTTGCTTATTCTTTATTTCGGTCTTATTAACATCAAACGCGTTGTTCATTTCAAGCAAGTCTATTTTCTCTTGAAACTCTGGTATAACTGACAAGTGTGCAGAAGTCATTGTTTGTCTAGTGTATAAAATCTTATGCCCTAATTCAAAAGATAGTAGACTTGTAAACCTACCTACTTCAAAAGACTTGCCCGAACCACGACCACCAGTAATAACAAAGTATCTAGTATCGTTACTTAAACTATTCCAAATCGGTTTTTGTTTGGCTATCATATAAATCTTTTATACTAAAATCATTAACCTCGTGCGTGTTGTGTTGGTCAATTACTTGCTTAGGCATACCAAAGTTATACTGAAAGAATAATTTAACCGCCCAGTCTTTACCATCTTCTAGCGCTGATTTTAGTGCAGAAAAAGCCAGAGGTTCAAGTGGTGTTAATTTTTCAATTAAACTTTGTTCTTCTGCTTTGCTCTTTCGACCTGCGTTTTCTCTTGCTCCTCCAGCCTTACCCATTTTGATATAATTTGATTATTCAATTAATTGATATTTGTTTTTTTACATACGGTGTAGGAATCGAACCTACCCACTCGGTGTTGGAGACCAAGTCGCCTACCTTTGAACATTACCGCATTTCTAATTCATGCAAAAACTACACATTAATAACGACGAATATTTAATATTGTAACTTATTGGTAGAAAGTATTGCCTAAACACGCTCTTATGTATTCTTAGTTTCAAGGCTTTTTATTTGCTTTTATCTTTGCTTTCTTCTCTATTCTACTAACTGTCATAAAATTTATCTTATAGCGCCTTTCTATTTCCCTTAACGAGTTGTCGTATCTAAGTATTAATATCTTACGCTCTTTCCAAGTTAAGCAATCGGGAACTTTATAAATAGTATCTTGTTCTTCTTCTTCGGTCGCTAGGTTTGCGCTTAGTTCGCAGTGCATACGTTTGTTTTCTGCCTTTAACCAATCAAGCCAAACAGACTTTAAAGTGAAGTAAATATAAAAATCGTTTAGTTCTTTGTCGTAGTCTTTTAGCTTAAGATACATTTCGCTTACTATGTCGTCTGCTAAAAATTGGTCTTTGCAAATACCTCTAGCCATCTTTACCCACAAATCGTGTTTTAAACAAAGAATTTCTAACATAGTAATAAAATTAAGTTATACAAATATAAGTTAAAAATATTACTATGTTAAAAATATGATTTTACAGTTTACTTATTTCTTCTGAAACTTCAATATAGTAAACCCTTTTATTATAATCTTCTTGTGTGTTATTAATATTAGGTATTTGTTCTAAAATTTCTTTTACCGCTAGTAAGGCGCATTGCTTTGCGCTTTCCATTTCTTTGATTATTTTACACGAGCCAACTTCTCTTTCATCTTTATAAGCAAGCGGTCTAAATTTATAAAACAAATCCTTTGCCTTTTCTTTTGCTGTCATAGTTTGATTATTTCAAATTCATATCCAATAATATCTTCTACTTGTTGTTGCGTTAGTTTTATTTTTCTATTATCAAACCTTACCGCACTTTTATATTCTAAGTAACTTTGACAAGAAAATGACCAATCTTCATTTTCAAACTCGCTACCTTTTAGTAATTCTTTTACCGTTTGCTTTAATGGTTCTTTGTAAGATAATATTTCTGCAAAATTACATTCATCTGCAATTTTTATATTATTTACTGAAACTTCCGCATCTATCCAATACCCGCCTGGCCATTCGTGTATATCTCTAATTATTTTAATCTTAGTTAGGTCGTAAATTCTATTGCTAGATAAACATTTAACTTCTTTAGCATTCTTAAAATGTTCTTTGACTTGTTCTAAAGTTGTTGTTTTGTTTTTTAATAATGTAGAAAGGTGTTCGTTGTAAATATCTAAACAACAACTTCCAATGTGTTTAGAGTTGTTAATGTGTTTTTTAACCTCTTCTAATGTTGTTTGTGCTTTCATAATTTTATTTTTAAGTTTAATTTTTCAATCCAGTTTGCGTAATCGTTTCTAAATTTTAATATAGATTTTATCATAATTGTTCAAGAGTTAAAAAGTTTAGTTTGCTTTGTAGTATTGTTGTTTGCCTTGTTACATAAACAATATGATGACTTGTAACAAAAGGATTATTTTTATAAAGTCTTATTTCGTTTACTTGGTTATCATTATACATTCTACCTAGCTTAAACTGCTTCTCTACGTGTTCTAGGTTTAGATATTTAACTCTTGACCTTACGGTTTCATAACCTATATTTAAGAAGTCTGCTATTTGTTTTTTGTTGCGTAGCATTATAAATGTTTTTTTTCGTAATCTTTGCAGATAACATTCAAAGCCTCAATACATTCTCTAAACATTTCTAAAGGTACTTTCTTTTGTAGGTTTTTCTGTGCGTAATTTTTACTTGGTCTTCCCGCTCCTTTTGGATTTTTTTCTGTTTTCATAATTTATATTTGTTTTTACAAAGATACAAAACTTTTACTATTAAACAATACTTTTATTAAAATTAATTTGATACGCTCTATAAATATAATCTTTAGACTTTGGTAACTCTTTAAACTTCGCGATGGTCATTAACTTTTTTATAGTTGGTTTTGTTTTGTGAAATGCGTGTACTTCTATTTCTGTTTTGTCTGCTAACACTTTAAGTCTTCTTTATATTTCAAATCGTATTGTATTTTTTTAGCTATTAAATCGGCTTTAGTGTATTTGTGTTGTCGTGTTTCGTTTGCTAGTTGTTCAATCTTATCTGCGTAGCTTAAAGAATATCTATTTATCAAACCAAGTCTATAATTTAATTCGTTGCCGTTTTGAAATCTATTACACTTTCTGCATTGGCTGTGGCAATTCATTTCGTTAAATATAACGCCGCTGTATATCTCTGCTTTCTTGAAGTGTCCGCCATCCATTTCATCTGTAAGTTTACCGCAACTAATGCAAGGTTTGTCTTTATCTCTTAACCTTATCCACTTTTGAAACGATTTCTTTGCTTCTGCTTCGTATTGACCTAGAGTTTTTAATTTCTCTTTTAAGACTTTTTTTTCTGCATTCCACTCTCTAGTGTCTTTTAACCTTTTTAACTCCTTAGCGTGGATTATAGCGCACTTGTACCCGCAGCAAATTTGAGCAAATTGTCTAGGCTCGAAACTTTCTTTGCAAACTTTACATTTTTTTAGTTTCATAATTAAAAATATTGTAAAATTTGTTCTTCTATTGTTTCGTTATCTATTCCTAGCCACTTACTTATTATTCCTTTAGTATCTTCATAAAGTTTAGTAAACTCGTTTTGGTCCATACTTCCAAAGCTTATAGAATTTGCTATTTTGTAAACCTCTCCCGTTATTTTGTTTACTATTTCATCGTATCTACCGGATGTTATTATTAAATCTCGTCGCATATCTTCTAACAGCCTATAATCGCTTTGATTTTCAAAACATAGTTTAAGCAAAGCAAAGTATTTTTTATGAAAAGATAGGTTTCTGCGCTTAGTGTAGGTTATTTCTATCTGTTCTCCTATTGGTATTTTAGCAAAATTTTCGTAATCGGAATCATAGCAAGGCTTTAAACTACCGTTTATCTTTATTACTAGTATTTTCATAGTTCTTTTAAATTATAATTTTTTAAAAACTACATACACAAGAAGTATCATCTTCTGTATGTAGATTCATTTTTATAGTTCTAGGTAATTTCGCCATTTTTACCAAGTCTTTAATTGATTTATGTCCTCTAAAAGAAGTGGATTCATATTTATTTTCTTGTTCTTCTTGCCAGTCTATAAATCTTGTTCCGTATATTATATTTTCAATCAAAGTTTCTTCTGATTTTTTATAGCAAATTTCGCAATTGCCTAATTTCCCATGAATACCCAGTCTAAAAAGTTGTTTTTTCCACCATTTATTTAAGTCTAATTGTGATATAGGAGTATAAAAATCAGTCAATAAAGGAAATATCTTTTGTTTTTGTTCTTTGATTTCAGCAAACGTAATGCGTTTTGGCATATCTTCTTTTCTAAATCCAATAGCTATTTTGTAATTATTAACGCCAAAAATATCATCACATAATTTTTTAGCGGGTAACGTCTTTAAATTTTCTGAACAATAAGGTGCGTTTTGGTTTGGTAGTCCTTTAAAAATTCCTTTATTTTTATGTTCAATCATTTTAGAAAAAGTTTTTGCTTTCATATCTAAATTTTCCCAATCAACAATTTTATATTTAACTCCAGTTCCTAAATCATTTGAGTAAACACCTTGAATTTTTACAATTGGCATATTCCAATGTTTTTCAATATTTTTTAAAAACTCAATTGTTTCTGGTCTCTCCATTCCTGTATTGCAAAAAACAAAAACCTTTTCATATTTAACATACTTTTCGTGAGTTTGAATATGTCTTGCCATCATTGCGGAACTTCTGCCTCCAGATACAGTAATCATAATAGATTTAATTTCTGTATTCATAATTTGTTTTCTTTTAAAAGTTTTCTATAAATAACGTTTGTTTTCTCGCAGTTTTGCCCGCGCAAATATTGCTTTTGAATTAATTTTTTGATTGTTTCTAGTGTGTGTATCATAATTTATTTAGTTTTAATAATGGTTTTGTAATTAAAAGGCGTTCCCATCCACATAGAATGAATTATATTTCTATAAAGTATTTTTGAATCCATTTGGTATTTGTTTTGTGAATTAAAACTAATTGGGTTTAGGTGTTGAGTAGGTGTTGAATAACATCTTACTGTAAAATCGTACTTCCCGCCTTTATCTTCTACGCAATTTTTTAAATAATAATCGAAACTTGGTAATTCCAATTTACTAAAACCTAGCCATCTTTTTGGATCGTTTGCTATAATGTCGAATCTGTAACGCAAATACTTTTTATAATACTCAATTCTTTTATAAATATAATTTATTTCGTTTGCTTTCATAACTATTCTACTAAGTAAGGTAATGCATTTTTGTTTACGTCAAATGAAAACTCATCAAATTGGTATCCACGGCTATAAGGATTAGTTACTTTAATTTGCCCTAGTTCGTCTTTTTCCAAATCTATAACAGTTTCTGCTTTCTTTAATACAAAAGTACCTAAATGCCCTAAGGGTTTGTTTGTGCCGCTTGCTTTATGAATTACCGTGCAAATGTGAATATTGTATTGCGAAGTCCATCTTAACAAATAATCTGCGACTTCTTTACTCATTACTAAATCGTTAGTGTTTTCTACTAAATCCGCAACACCATCTATAAACAATAGTTTTACTTTTTCTTTACAAAATTTACTTTGGTTTATTAAAAGTTCATCTGTAAACTTTAGCCTTTCACTTGTTTTCAAGTGCCTTGTTGCAAAGCTATGGTAATTTTGATAATTACCGCCAACCATTTCAATAGGTCGCCTAAACGTTCTTTGCGCATAATAGTTACCTTGTTCTGTATCTATATCAATAATGCCGTAATCATTTGTTCTATGACCTTTAATATTCGGGAATAGGTTGTTTGTGTTGCCACCGATATACGATGCGCAAAGAGCCGATTTTAAAAAACTCTTTTTACTTTTTGATTGCCCTACTATTGCGGAAAACTCTCCAGCGGTACATACGGCTGTATCATAATTATTTCCTTTATACTCGTGCGTTCCGATAGAAATTAATATTTCTGGTTTAGGTATTTCGATTGACAAATCGACAAAGCAACTGTTAAATGTTTTATCAAAATCAAAAGTTTGTTCTTCTTGTAATGTTTTTTCTAAATCTTCAAAATTTAAGTTCATAATTTATTTTTTTATCGCAATTGGTTTAATTTTTAATTGTTTGGTTATTAGTGTTTTACAAACGTAGGTTCGTATATATACAAGTTAAATGCAAGTTTAAAGCAACCGCACCCAACCGAACGAAATTAAATCTAAAATTGAATATTCCATAAAAGGAATTGCGTATCCTTTTGAGCGTAAATAGTCAATTGCTTTTGCGTTTGAATTAAAAAGTACGTTTTCTTCACAATCTGCTGAATTATCAAACATACAATTGCATAAAAATTTACCAAAAAATAAATGGTCTTCTTTAATTCCGAATATTTCGGCAATTTTAATAGAATCTTCATTTGAAATTTCTTTAAGTTGTTTTAAAACCAAGCAACAATTATCAATGTCTGAAAAATTAATTACTGTTCTGGGTTCATATCGAACTTCTTTAACACCAATGGTTTCTAAATTTTCCAAATGCGCTACTACTTTTTGTTCCCAATATTGAGCAAAAAATCTGCATTTAACATCGGTTTTGTTCAATGCCTCGTTTTCGGTATTATCAAATTCTGTTTTCATAATTACATTTATTTTAAGTTGAAAGTTTAGTTTTCAAAAGTCGGCACTAAACAAAGCCGAGAACCGTTACCGCTTATTTTAAAGAACCACCTCGTTCTAATTCAACTTTTATAATTAAGAACTTAGCATCTTCAAATTGCAATTCCTTTTTTTGAGAGAAAATATAACTCAATCCTTTCTCTTGTTTTTCATCAAATCCAATGATTTTGCAAAGGATAGGCAAAGAACCGAACAATCTATACTGCTCGGTTTCTTTAGTTTTTAGAATTAATGGCATATTATTTTTGATTTTCCATCCATGTTAAAATAACTTCTGCATCTTCTTCTTGAAAATCATAATCTTCACTAAACAAAGAAAATAAAGTGCTTTGAGATATAGCTTCTGAACACAAATGGTTATCTAGTTTTGTTTGAATGTGAGCAGTTACTGAATTATCTTTTGCCCAAGTTCTTAAAATTAAAAAACCCTCGCTTGTGTTACACATATCGATAGCGTTTTCGATAATTTCTAATTTTTCGCTTCTTTCTAATTTGTTCCAGTTTTTTACTAATTGATTTTCCATTTTTTTTTAGTTTTACAAATAACGTTGTTGTTATTTTCTTTAGCAAATATATAACTTATTTTATAATAAACAATACTTTTTTTAATTTATTTTTAAAATTTAACATTTACTTGTAATTTTCTATATCTTTTATAATTTGGTTCACAGACTTATAGAAACTTTTTTCAACATCTTCAACACTCCAACTTTTTAAAACTTTCTTACTAATTTCTTGCTGGTTATCGCTAATTATTTGTTTATTTTTTTCCCACTCCTCTAAAGTGTTGTATTTTTCAATTCCAATGCTTTTAAAATAATTTTCTAACTCGTAATTGTTTAAATCCAAAGTTAACAAGTTTATATTAAATTCTACTGTATTTCTCAAATCTCTTTGAACTGCTTTTATAGCCAGTCCAATATCTTTAAAATAGATTATATTTTGCCGTAATTGTACAGAAAGTAACTTTGCAAAGAGTATATTATCATTAACTAGCGTTTTTTCGCATTCTAATAGGGCTTCATTGATTAGTTTTAGCGCTTCTATATCTTCTTTATAGATATTATTTTTATTGCGCTTAAACGCGTTAAAAATGCGATTTACAGAATTTTGTATAATCCAACTCATAACTTTAGTCTTTTAGATTCTTTTTCTTTAAGGTAACTGTAAATCCAGAAACATACTTCTTGAGTAGAAAGTTTATAGCTTCTACCGTACTTTCCTAAAGCCCCGTTTTTCATTGCTTTTAAAATTTCATTTTCTTGAACGTAACCAAAGTTTGATTTAACTTCTGCTATAATTTTAGTAAAATCGAATACTTCTACGTTTAACCTATCAAATGCAATTAGCATTGATGCGGATAGTTTACAATCTACTATCTGAATTTCGGAGTTGTTCGGCAATCTTTGTAAGTGTGTCATTTTCTTGTGTTTTAAAATTAGTTGTTATTTCGTCTTTGTAGCGCTCTTGGCTTAAGTAAGTGGTCGCGTGTGGGTAATTATATTCTTTAAAAGGTTTGTTAGCTATAAACAACGGTAAATGATATTCTACTAAATCTTTTTGTTCTTTAGTTAGTTTGTTAAATTTAACCTCGGCTAGTTTCTTATTTGTTTTATTTGGATAAACCTCCCAAAAGTCCGTAAAAGAATATTCAATGATTTCTGTTTCAAAAATTTCTAAATCTAAAACATCAAAAATTTCAATTTCATCTTTATCTTTAGCTTCATCTTTAGGTTCAACTTTAGCTTCATCTTTCCGAACCATTCCGAACCCTTTGCAAAGGGTTTCAAAGCCTTCGTCTGTTTTTTCTAAAGTATTGATTCCTAATATTTTAATATCGTCAGGTAGAGAGTTGTAAACATCTACTGCTGATTTTTTCATATTTGGGTTAAATTTTTGATGTTTTATGTAATTAACCAAAATTATATGATTATTAACATATCTAACTTTACAAAGAAGTTCAAATTTTTTTAAAGAACTATTTATTATTTCTGAATTTAAACCAGTATCAAAAGAAATTTTCTTAATAGATACCTCGTAAATTCCTAACATATTTGTTTTATCGTTAGTTATAAAATAGAGAAACAATAATTTTTCATTTGCTGACAAATCCTCAATAAAAGGATCGCTCCAAAATGCGGTGGATACGCTTCTAAGTTTAGACATTTTTGTCCTCACTTTCTGTAATCTTGTTTATTTCTGTTCGAAGTGTTTTTGCGAATTTAATCGCAGTAGATTTATCTAATGTTATATCTCTAAAAAAAACACCTTCTTTTAAAGTTATAATAATTTCATTTTTAAGTTTTTCAACTTTAATAAAATCTTTAAAATAAGAATCAAAAAATTTTAATTCAAAATTCGCCATAATAATAAAGGTTTTAAGTTCCAATAAACTATTAAATAAAAAATCCTCTCTTATACTTTCAGAACTGGTACTTCTGATTTCTAAAAAAGGATTGCTTTTATATGTCTTTTAACGAGTACCAGTCGTTTTGATTTAACAAAGATAAACTAATATTCCATTATAAATGTTAAATTATGTTAAAAGATATAAAAAAATCCTATAAAATTAATTATAGAATTTTTTAAAATTATTTTTAATTTAAAAAGGCAAGTCATCTTCTACAACTTGTTTAGGCGCAGTTACGGTTTGTTTCTCTGTTTTTGTAATTTTCCAACTCTGTAACGTTGTGTAATAATTTCCTTTGTTTTCGTTTGTATTTACGTTAAACTCAACGTTTACATTGTCACCTACTTTGTTGTATTTGTTTAAGTTATCTACTTTATCTTCTCCAAATACTTCAAAACAAAAAATATTGTTATACTGAGCTTCTATTTCTAATAAAAAGCCTTGTTTTTTCCATTGTCCAGAACCGTCTTTTTTCTCTCCAGTCTGAACTTCTAAAAACTTTTTGATTTTTCCGTTTACTTCTAATCCCATAATTTTACTTGTTTAAATTGTTTTTAATATTCTCTCTTTTTTTCTCTCTTAAATCGTATGCTCTTTGTTCTAAATTTTGTTTGACTTTTTTACTTGCGTAATACAAAACGCTGTAATGTTCATCTTGCATCAACTCGCTCCAATCGTTTAACTCTGGCGTTACCATTTTGCTGCTTAGGTAACTTTGGCGAATATCTGGTGGTATTCTGTAAAACTCCTCTTCGCTCATTCTAATCATTAATTCGCTATTTGCTCCCATAATTAAATATTTTCAATTAATAAATCAGATTCTAAATTTTCCAACATTTCTATAACTTCCTGATAAGTGTAAACCATAAAATTTTCAGCCTCTATACTAGAAATGTATTTTAAAAATATTTCTTTAATTTTTTCATCTTTCATAATTAGTAATTTTTTTCTTGTTCTGGCGTTACTGAATATTTAACTTTCACATCTTCAATAGTGTAATTGCCTAGTTTGGCGTTCTTTAGATTTTCTTCCGTTGCGGGTTGTTTAACCGCTTGAACTGATTGCTGCGGTTTAGTTGGAACTACTATTTTTGCTTCTTCTGGCTTTCTCTTGTCATTGTCTACGTCATCTTCGTCAGTAGCGATATGAAAATACTTTAATAAAAAATATCTTTCAGCATACGTCAATGCAGAACCTAAACCTTTCTCCCAATCATTTTGACCGTTAGCGCCAAATAAATTAACGTCGGTTTCTCCGCTTTCTGAATCAATCCAAGTAAAACGCATCATTACCTTAGAAAGTATTTCGCTTTTAGTCTTTTCGTAACTTGTACCTATGCCAGTTTTATAATCCATACGCTCGTTGTCGATACTTAAAATCTCTTGTTTAAGTATTAAACCTAACTCATTCATTAAAGGCTTTACGAATCCCAAAAGTTTGTCGCCCGTAACATATCTGTAATTGTTACTTGCTTTGTCTTTTGCTAATCCGTTTACGCTTTTTTGAATTGTTAGCAACTTTTTGTAAATGCTTTTTTCCATAATTTTTGTTTTTTAGTTTCTCAAAGATAACTATTTATAATTAATTAAACAATATTTATTTTAATTATTTTCTAATTCTATGGCTCTATTTATGCTTTCGATTGCTTCTGTGTAATCTTGTACTTTGGTTTTAACGCCTCTTTCGCCCCCTTTTAAAAGTTTCTTTATTGCGTGTTGGATTGCAGGATTTTGCACGTTAAAAGCGTTTAAAACATCGTACACGTCAATTGTTATTTCCTTGCAATTAACTTGGTATTTGTTTTTTACAGTTAATTCTGATTTAAACTCTTTAGTATAATGCCAATTATACCAAAACAATCCTTCCTCTTTAGTTTTTCCCCAATCAAAAGCTTCTTTTAAACTATCTGTATTTTTTAAAAAACCAGCAGCTAATTCTATTTTTTGATATTCTAAAGCTAAATTTTTAATGTCTAATGGTAATTGAGATATTTTCATAATTTTATTTTTTATGCAAACCAATAAGGAATTGCTATTTTTATATTTTTTGTTTTGCTAATGTTGTAAAAGTTAAATCCAGATTTTGAATTTTTAAAGTTTGTTTTTACCCAGTTTGATGGCGGAGAAAACGCTGGGTAATTATAATAACTAAAATCGTTGCTAGTTGTATCATCGTATATTGCTTGGTGGCTATCACCTTTACTAAACTCTATAAAATTACCGTTATAAAGTTTATATTGTTTGCAAAATTGGTCTATTTTTTCGGCTTGTATTGCGTCTAGTTTAGGCTTAAATCCAAATTTTTGCTCTCCTATATCTTTACCGTGCGAAATTACAAAAGTGTGGTTAAACATAGTATAATGGTCTATGAACTTTTTAATAGTATTTACTTTTATCCTTCCAGAATACCTTGCGTTTATTATTTTTTCAAATGCACTGCTTACAAAATAGCTAAACAATCCGCTGTGGTTGTCGTTTGTTATATTATTGCAAATTATTTCGTCGTAGTGCAAAGCCAAAGTATCTAACAAGGTAAGTTTAAATTCTAAGGCTAATTCAAACGCTTCTTTGTCATTCATATTTTGTGGCAAGTCGTGACCTTTACGCGTTGTTTGACCGTTCAAGCCATCTAAGAAGTCGCCCAAGTCATCTATAACTAAAATTTTTGATTTTTGAAATTCTAAAACGTGGGAAATCATTAAATTTAACCGCCTTAAAACTTCTACTTTGTCCCAAACTCCAGCGTATAAACTATCTCCGTCTTTACCGTTTACATCCATTGCAATGTGAACATCTGTATAAACCAACCTATCAAAATAATCTAAATTATTTATTTTATTTGGTTTTATATCTAAAAATATTGGCTTTATAAATTTACCTATTATAGATTCTAAATTATCGTTTACATTTATAACAGCTTCTTCTTCTTCTGTAAAGAACGCGATATTATAAACCATATGTGACGCGTTATGACTTACAAGTTTAGAACTTTTAACCTTTGATTTTTCAAGTCCGTAAACATCGCAGTATTCGTCAATAGTATAAAATCTGTTTTTATCTATGCTCCAGGCACTAGGTAAACTAACTTCATTTTGCTTGTATTGGATTGTCTCTGTTTTGGTTTCAATTTCAAAATCTGAATCAATATTTTTAGCTATACACAAAGCTATTAAACGTCTTAAGTTATCATTAAAAATTAAACCGTTCAATTCGCAATACTTTTTTGCGGTTTTTGTTTTGTTACCATTTTTTTGATAAATAGCTAGTATTTCTGGTATGTTATATTTCATTTTTAAGCAAATTAAATTCTTCAAAAGTTACAACTTCTTTTTTTTCGTCTTTTGTCATTCTAATATAATAGTCATTATCGGATCGGAATTTAGTAAAGAAACAACTTTCTCCCTCTTTGCGTTCAAGTGCAGCATTATGTTTCCAGATATGCAAGCCTTTGCAAAGTTTGTAAATTTTCTCTACTGTAAAGTTAGTGACGTCTACTTGTGTGTTCTGAATTGTTTTTTGAATTGTTCTCATTTTAATTGTTTTTCAAGTCTGTTAGTATTTCCGATAATATTTCTTTTGCGTCTGAAAGTTGGCTGTCTAGTTCCTTTATCCTTTGCTCTAAAGCTAAAATTCTTTGCGCTTGGTACTCAATTACATTTTCCATTTTACTTGGTTTTGTTGGTTAAAATTTCTATTATTATTTGCTTTAATTTTGGCGAAACATCTTTAATATTTCTAAAGCTATCTTTATTGATAAATTTTAAAATTTGTTTGTCTGTTATCATTACGCTAGGTTTTTATTTATTAGGTTTTTTATATTTGTTCTTTCAATTGAATTTTCGTTAAGCATAGAAATTATAAATAAGCTATGTAAATCTACTCTAAAATTATCTATTTTTGAATTTTCTTTGCTAGCTACAAAATTAAATTCAATTAGGTTTTCGCCTATCCAAAGTTCTTGACCGTATTTTACAATCGATTCTCTAAACTCTAAATCTCTAAATTCGTCGTTGTAATCATTTTGTACTTTTTCTTTTAAAAGGTTGCAGATGTTTTTAATTGCTTTCATAATTTTATTTTAAGATATTATTTCTTCCACTATAAAATCACTTTCATCATATCCATTGCCATTTTTGTTTTCGTTTGGAGAGTTAAACCAAACTATTTCTGATTGAATGTGTTGGTTTGCTGATTGTAAATTTTCAAATACTTGAACATCTCCGTTGATTGTGTTGGTTACTTTAGTTTTCATAATTTTTAGTTTTAATAAATAACTTCGTTGTTATTTCTTTAGCAAATATAAGGTGGTTTTTTAATTAAACAATACTTTATTTATTTAATTAACATTTATTTAACAAACGCAAAAAAACCCGCTAAACTAATAACGGGTTTCTCAGTGTTAACCAAAACAAAAAAAAATTATGAAAAAACAAATATAAAAAAATAAACTATTAAAAGCTAAAAAATCTACTATAATATTTTCTTACTAAGAATGCTAAAATTATAATTACAAATATAAGTAAAAAATATTTAAAATAACTTTCTTTTCTGTCTACTTTTTTTTCTTGCAAAACCTCTTTAGTTTTATTAATTTCTTGCTTGTTAGAAACGGCTATTTTAACCTCTTTAATTTTACTTGTATCTACTAATATAACTTTTGCTTTTTTCTTTGTTAAACGCGTGTTTTTGTAGGTCAAACCGTCTACAACTATTTCTTTATCATTGTCGATTGGTTCGTAAATTACAATATCGTTTTCTTCGGTCTGAATTACGTTTTTATTTATAACTAAAACCGCACTATCTTTTTTACTTTCTTTAACCTCTATAAACGTTTCTTTATTTGCTTTTTTGACTTCTACTTTTCGAGATCCGCAAGAAAATAGTAAAAGCGATAAAATGATTATTAAATTTTTCATTTTGTGAAGTAATTTGCTGATTCTTTCATACGTCGGTTTGTCAATCCTTTAATTTCTGTCAAAACATTGTTTACACGTGCCTTATTCCATCGTAAAAACTGCTTAGCTATGTTTGCATCGTTTGGGTTGTTTATTACTAATTTTAATAAAGTAGATGCTTTGAAATTGCCACCTCCAATATTATAAACTAAAGACACTAAACTATTAAATTGGTTTTGCGTTAAATCTCTTTTTACATATTTATTTACAATATCTTCAAAAAACTTAACCGTATCCTTTAATAATTCAAAAGCATAATCTTTAGTAATTTCTTTATCTTTTAAAGTTACCCTTTTGCCATCTGGGTAAAAAGTTGCTCCAAAACCAATAGTAGGCACTCCAGCACTGCATAGATAAGGCTTTAACCTCAAGCCCTCAAAACTTGCAATTAAATCTAATCCTTTTTTATCTAATTTCATCCTCTTGTTTTTTGTTTATAATTTTGTCAACTACCGTTATACTTAAACTACCTAAAGATAAAACTAAAACCGCATTTACCAAAGTATCAGTTTGATAAATTAACATAGAGACTATTAAACTTATAGAGCCTAAAACGCCTACTAATCTTTTGCTGCTTTCTGGAGTATCGCTTTTTAGTATGTTTGTTAAAAATTTTATCATTTTAAAAATATTTCTTTAATTAATAATAGGACGCCCGCAAAAAATAAACCGATTGCAGACTTTCCCCAAAATTGTGTGTTATCAATGCTTTTCTGTATGCTCGAAAAATCCTTTTCTAATCTTTCAACTTTCAGCTCAATTTTATCTAGCAAGAAAACCATTCCTTTGTTTCCGTTTAAATTAGAGCCACCAATTAAATGCACTAAATCAGTTGTACTATTTACAATTGCATCAATGTCTTTTTTTAATTCTTTTCTGTGGCTTTGCTCGCTATCTAATTTTTCGTAAACTATTTTTAATTCTCTTGCTAGTTGTTCGTTAGTCATTCCGTTTTATTTATTAAAAGTGTATATCATTCCCAAACCGTTCGATAACTTCCAATTGTTACCGCCATAATTATAATTTAAATCGGTTCTCCAACTTAAATTTGTTGTTAATAGTATTCCGAAGTTATCGTTTATTTTTTTAATTCTGCGATTTCTGATTTTAAAGTTTGAATTTCTAAAAGCAAAGTTTCGCGCTCTAAGACGCAATCTACTTGGAATTGTGTTAGTATATCAGCTAAAGGAAAACCTTCTTGCAATCCCATTGCTACGCTCTCTACATTGGTTTCTGTTTGGCTAAGTACTACACCATCTTTCAATACTGTATCTAACCAACCAACGTGTGCGCCTTGAATTAACCCCTCGTTATTCCATCTTACCAAAAACTCGTTTGGTGTTCTTTCTTCTGTAAATACTGCCATTTTGTTATTATTTATTTATTAATTATTATGAACTTGTTACCGTTTCGTATGCCGTTGCGCCACCAATTCGCATTTTATTTAAAGTCGTATTGAAAAAAGATGCTCCTTTAACATAAGCGGGTTCGGTTGCAGTTGTGAATTGACCTAGTTTTAATAAGTTGGATAGTTTAATACTGCCGTTTACGTCTAATGCTTCTGTTGGTGTTGTTGTACCTATTCCTACTCTGCCTTCAATAGCTTGAAGTATTAAATCTGTTCCAGAAGCGGTTATGTAAGAAAATGTAAATCCATTACCTATTCTAAATCCGCCATTTGCATTTAATCCATACCCAGCACCAAAACTATCTATGTGATTTTGTGCAAATTGCAACCTAGTGCTATTGTCGTACTTAGAAGAAATATCGCCAAACCTAGTAAAAAGAAAATGACCTAAAGAAGGATTCCCTATAATTAAGTTTGTACCACTCTCGCTTATCAAACTATCTACAAATCCACTCGCTCCTTTTTTAGGTAAAAAGTTTGTGGTTGGGTTTGGTATTGCGTCTACGTAGGATTCTAAAGCAATTGTTCCGCTTTGGTTTGGTAGTATGTATTTTCTAGTTGCTGTTAAAAGTAGAGTAGATAATCTTGCGAAAATTGTGTTTGTTTTACCAAATACTGTTTGACCGTTTTCGTCTGCCGTTACGTTTTGACCAAAAAGGTTAACGTTATTAAAAGTGTTATTCTGCGCTGAACCGTTACCTATTGCATTTACATAACTACCTGAGTTATTAAATGCTGAACCGTTACCCATTGCATTTACATTAGGTGCTGTGTTATTCTGCGCTGAACTATTGCCTAAAGCATTTACAAAACTACCTGAATTATTAAATGCTGAATTAATACCAAAAGCATTTACATTATTTCCAGAATTTACATTTCCAGCATCAGTACCTTGAAAATTATTTCCGCCAACTAAATCGTGGTTGTTCTCTAAAACTTCTTGAAGTGTAGGTATTGTGTTTGCTATCTCAATATTCCCACCGTTTAATAAATTTTGGCTGTTAATACTAGCTATATTAATGCCGTTTACTAAAGTATCTTGTTTATCGGACAACAAATCATCAACCGAACCTTTTAAATACACAATTGGATCTGCATTGTTTATATTTGTCTTAACAGTTCCACTAACTGTAACTTGTGCTTTAACCGCACCACCAATAGTTGACTTTTTAGCCTTATAGCTAGAGCCTTGAGGACTTTGCGAAACATCGTTAGGATCTACAACGTGTATAAACGCGTTATCAGGTACACTTAAAATCTCTGTTAGTTCGGTTAATTTTTTATCTACTAAAGCCATCTATTGGAATATATAATTGTTATCGTTTTGAAAAATATAGTTTGTACTATCGTTAAAAATATAGTTAAATCCGTCAAAAATTATCAAACTAGTGTTTATTAAATTATTACAAAAAGGCGCAATATTTTCTTCTTGCCCACTAAATGAAATGTTATAAGTTTGGTTTGTGCTTATTGTTAAAGTTTCACTTTCCGCTCCGTTTCTAAAGCCCATTAAAAAAAAGTTGTCGTTGTAATCTTCAACTACTATAAAATAATCTTTTTTAAGTAGCTTGCTAAAATTAACATTATCAAACGCACTTATTTTGCTAAAATTCAAAGATAAACTTTGATTGTAAGATTTACCACCGTCTGTAATTTGTTGCGATTGCGAGAAAGTACTTGCCCCAAGCATTTCAAACTTATAAATAAAAGTTTGAGGAAAACCAGTTAACTCTACACCGTTGTAAGTTATATTTGAACGCGTTACTTTTTTGTATGGAGCTAAATAAACAGACTTAACACCGCCAACTGCATTTTTGCATTGCTTATTTCTACCGTTAGTAATTTCTTTCATCGTAAAATCTTCTGTCTAGTCTGTCGCGTCTTATATCTTGTGTTCTTGTGCCACTCATTAGCCAACCTCCCGTTAGTCTAATTTTATCTACCTTATTATCCAAGTCAATATATTGCAAATACTCTGGTATATTCTTATAAATAAGAAACTTTTGCGCTCTTGCTAGATACATTTGCGCCTTAGTTCTTTGCGTTTGTGCTAAATATTGTACCTCGCTTTTATCTACTATCTGACTATCACTTGGTTGATGCTTAAATATGCCCCCGTTATCAACGCTATAACTTGCGATTTCAACGTATTCAGCAAATATTTGATGTCTAAGTATAGGTTTGAGATAATCTTCGTATAAAACAAGGTAATCATTCGCTAAATTGTTGTTTGTAAAGTCTGTTAATAGTCTATTGTACAAAGGCGTTCCTAGTAAAGGCTCAATTACAGAAATTTGCACATCTAAAATTACGGGTTTTATCTTATCAACGTCAATATTACCGCCTAAAGGAGTAAATTCTGTTATTTCTGAAGGTCTAATTAATAGTGTTATAGGCATAATTTCTAGTTAAATCTTTTGTTTGATGGTAAAAATCCATTGAAAGGCATATCTTTTGGCGCTGTATAAACTAATTTATCATTTGCTGGCAATATTTCGCCCTCTTTTCTTGCTTGTGCTGGCGTTATTTTCTCTGCTAAAGGACTGTTTACGTCTGATTTTAGCCTATAAGTTTCTCGAATCCAAGAATGATGGCAGCCTCCACCGCCTTTATAAAAAAACAAATCGTAATTATCAACACCTTTTGGGCCCCAACCAGGATTTACTGCTAACTTACTCATTCTGTCTATGTCTTGCTTACGATATAACTTGTTTGCGCCTACCATTTTACTGCAAAACTCTCTACTATTAGCATTCAAACCACTACTATATCTGTAACGGCTCTTAAATAGCTTACCATCTTGCTTTGGGTTTGTAGTTGTATCTTTTGCGTTAGGGTTTGCCGTTCCAGTGCTTGCAAATTGTATGTTATGACCCGCTATAATCTTGTCTAGTTCGTCTTCGTACTCATACTCAACTTTTCTACTATCTACTAAATCATAACCTTGCAAATCACTGTCTAAACTATCTAAAATCTCATCTAGTGTTGACTTTTTTTTTTCTTCGCTTAGTTGCGTTGGCATTAGTGTATCTTGCACCTCTGAAAGAGGTTTAAAGTAAAAATCAAAAGCCATATTATTAAATGAAATTATCTCATCAATAGCTTCTATAATCGGAAATTGTTTTGGCGCAATAACGCGCTTTAAAAGTTGTGATTCTGCTTCGTCAAGTTCGTTTGCGTTATTCCCTAACCCAGTATTGTACTTTATACCCGCTAACATTGGAGAAGTTAAAAAATGCCCCGTCATTATTTGTTGGCGTGCCTCATTGCTTAAAAACTCCCATTGCTTGTGCATCGATTCATTAACAGGAAATGCTGTAATAGTAATTTCAGAGTCTTTACTAGCAAAATTTAAAACAAATTTACCAGCGTTAGGCGAACCCGTTAATTTAGCTTTTATTTGACGTTCAAAACTATCTTTTTCTTCTGCCGTTAACGTTTGACCGTCTGGCACGTTTATAAGATAACCAGCTGATAATCCGTTAAGCAAAAAGTTATTATAAAAGTTACTTATTTCTTCTTCTATATTTGCGTATTGTAATGCGGGCAAGTAATCAGGGTCTGTAAAGTAATTTTTACCCGCGGAATATGGTTTTATACAATATATTTCCGATTCATCGTTAGAGGTACCAAACGCACTAAACTGTTCAGCTAATTTTGGTTTGCTCCAATCCTTATTATAAAAATAGTGTTCTATTTCCCCCTCCTCATTTTCTAAACTAGGAACTACATACTGCTTAGGTAGATGAAATATACCCGTTACTTTTTTACGGTCTTTTGATTTAATAACTTGTACACTAGCCTCACCGAATAGTTGAAAGTCGCTAACTATTTTACGTAAATCTTTACTATTTAAAATAGTTTTAAAATTTGCCCATTCAGTTGGCTTGCTACTTGCATTTTTAGCAAACAAGCCTTGTCCGTAAATCAAATGTGTGTATGCTGTTATAATAGAATGGTTTGTTACGCTTCCGTTAAACCTATCTATAATGTATTGGTAGAAACTATTGTTAACGCCGTTTAAAACCCAGTTTTTAGATTTATTTTCTTGCAATACGGGTTTAACGTAGTTGTTTAATTGAATTAGTTTTATTTCGCTCATATTAAAAAGTAAAAATATCTTTAGTAATTTTGTATTCTTGCGTTTCGTTTGACTGGTCTGTTACAAATAGTTTACCTCTATAAATTATTTCGTTTGTAGATTCCTCAAATACTGTTATTTGGTAATTTGAGGAATTTATAAACGATTGACTAAAAGCAATATACATATAACCGTCAACCGTTAATTGATTTGTGGTATATTCTAAAAACTCGTTATTTTCTTCGTTTTGTAATCTTAATAAAATACTGCCGTCAATATACTTTCTAGGTATTATAACTATTTCGTGATTGACCGCTAAAGGCGAAAGTATTTTCATATTTATTAAACGATAAAATAGTGATTTTGTAACAAAAGCAAAAAACCCGCTAGTTATAAATTAGCGGGTTTTTAACAATAAAAATAAAAATTAAGTAGTAGGATTTACTACCGCTAAAAATGCTGTAATAGTCGCGCTATCTAGCAAAGGCGCTAATTCTGTTTCAATAGAAGTACCTGTTAAGTTATAACCGTTGAAGTCTGCTTTTGCGCCCCCCGTAGTTGGTGCAACTAAGAAGTCGATTCCTTCTTTCAAACCTACTAAATGATAGTTTCCAGCTTTGTCTTGAACAACCGCTTTAGGGTATCCATAGGCTAATAAATTCAATTGGTGGTTGTCCTCTTTAGTTGTTTTTGGCAAAACTAAAGTTAATGTTTGGGTGTTTGTAGTTGTACCCGCGTTTCTGTCAGATGCTAATGATTGAGCAAAAATGTTTCCATCGCCTATTAGATCATATTGAAATACGTCTACTAAAAGAGGATTCATTGCCGTAGCCACGCCGTTTAAAACTGTAAAAGGATTTTCAATGTCGTTAAATAGATACACCTTTGAAGTACCCGCTATGGCATTTTTGCACTGCTTTTTACGACCGTTCGTTATATCGCACATATATTATTTTGTGTTAAAAAAGGGAGTTTTTACGCTCCCCTTAGATTAATTATACGTATAAAACATTAAATTTCTGATTTACTACGTGCGCAAAGATTGTAAAGATAACATCATAGAAGTAGTCTTTTCTTGGTGCTGGGTATGGAGCAATTTGAATGTCAGAATAGTCGTCTAACAAGTCAGTACACCACATGAAATTCATAGGTACACCAGCTAACATTACGTTAGGCGCTAAAGGTACAAATACAATTTCTACGTCTAAGTAAAAATATTTGTTAGTAGCTAAATCTACTGTGAAAGTATCTCTAAAATCTTGCGCTTTGTTAAAATTGTTAATTAATTTTTTAACGCTTCTTGATGCATAAATATAAGGCTTGTCGTTGCCAGATAAAACTTCGTCAGGGATTGCGTTGTAAATTTTACCAACTTCTGCCCCAATATTTGCAGAATCTAAAACCGTACCGCCTACTTTAATTCTCTTTCCTACTGCACCTTTGTTGTAAATGATTTTAGTAGTTAATGAATCAAACAATGTAGTTGGCATTGCAGCGACTAACGCTTTTTCATTTGCGGAAACTTGTGTTTGTAAAGCCCCAGCGGTTAGTAAAGCTACTGCCGTTTTTGTTGATGCCAAAGCACCATTCCAATACTTGTTTTCTGAATCGTTTGAAATTAAAGGTGCTACACCATTTAAAACCAATCTGTTAAATTCATCTGATACATCGTTAATTGCACCAGGTGCCATATCTCTATTGAATCTAGTGCTTCTTAAATCGTCTGGAGTAAATTTGTCGATATACTCAACTTTTACAGGAAATACTGTTGTATCTTCTAAACCAATACTACCAGCTTCCGATCCCGTTGGGTTAACGCTCCAAGGTTGCATTGTTACCGAATTAATATTTTCAGTAATTACGCGACCAGCTTTAATGCCGGTTTCAAACATTACCAAACCATCTTCAACGGTTGCGTTTCTAAATAAAATTTCAGCGATAATGTCCGCTTTAAAATCTGTTGGGATTACTGCTCCCGTGTATGCTATTGCCATATTATATAAATTTAGTTAAATTTGTTTTTGTGTTCAATGAATTTCTGGTATGCCGTTTGCGCTCCTAATTGCGTAGGTACTGCCACCTTTGGTTTTGTTGCTGGTTGTGCGCTTAAAGCAACTATTTCAGCTTTCAAAGTTACGTTTGCATCTGTAACCGCCTTTAACTTTGCGTTAAATTCTTCTGCGTATTTAATCATAATTGATTTAATCGCATTTTCAACCGCCGTTGCTTGGTCTGTTGCGCTTGGTACATTTGGCTCTGAAAGTGGCGCATCTACATTTTCTTCTGCTGGTGCTTCCATTGCTTTCATCGAACCAATTTTACCTTCTTCTGTAACTGACAAAATCATACCATCCTCTAACTCGTAATCGCCAACTGGCAAAGGAACTTGTGTGCCATCTTCTGCAACAACGAAAACTGCACCGCCTTCCATCATCATATCGCCCTCGTATTCGATAACCACCGAACCGTCCGCGCTTTTTACACTACCTAGTTTAATATCTACTTTCGGCTTTAATGCCAAAGCAATACTAGTAGGTAGGTTTTTCAACATCTCAATTATTTCTACACTCATATTTATTTCCGATTTTAAATTTACTTCTTCTAGTGATAGCATTGCGTCAATACTAAAACCTTTTACTTTGCCCGTCTTAACAAACTCACTCCAAACATTATCGTTGTCAACTTTCATAGTTGCAATCCAACTACCTTTAGGATAGCTTAACCCTAACGCGTTTGATTTATCATTTTTGCTATCTTCTACTATCCAACTTTCAACAAAGGTAACACCTTCGATTTTTTGGCTTTCGTCGTGTTCTATTGTGCTATTCTTTTGGTGGTTATTTTTAAAAAAACCGTAAGATAATTCTTTAATGGTATTTTCTGAAAATGTTATATTGAACTCCTCACCGTTTTGATTTCGATAAATTGGCTTGTTTGGCTCTAACACTAAACCAACTAAAATACGTTGCTCGCTATCTATTTCTTTAAGTTGCAAAGACTGCCCTTTTAATGCTATGAAGTCGCCCTCCATCGCTGGATTAAGCACAAGCGAAACCGCAAAAACTCCTTTATTTTCTTCTGGATTATAAAAAGCCTCGTATGTCTTCATAATTTATAAACGTAATTAATGTTAAATTGTAACATAAAAAGATTTACATAAAAGTATTGTTTAATTAAAAAATAGTTATATCTTTGTAGAAACAAATAGAAATTATGATAAACCAAAAGATAAATAAAATAAAAGATATAATAAAAAAATGCACTAGTTGTAATTTAGAATTTCCTAAAACAGATGAATATTTTTTTGCTAAAATAACAAAACAACAAACTAAAAACGGATTAGCAATTTATCATTCTTTCAGGGCAATTTGTAAAAAATGTAATGGAAAAAAAGGAGAAGAAAATAGGTTAAAAAAAAGATGCAAAGAAATGAATTGCGATGTTTCTCAATATAGAGAAAATTGGAAAAAACAATATTCAGAAACAAGAACTATTATAAAAGAAATTTCACATTTACCAAAAGGAGTTCAAAGTGTGATTAGAACAAAAATAAAAAACGGTTATGTTTTTACAACTTACGAAAAATACAGAATTGACTGTAGAAAAAATTTAAGCAAAAGTCATAGAAAATATGATTATGGAGATTTAGATTTTGTACCAAAAGGAACTCAAACAGGAATTAAGCATTTAACCGATGCTTATATTGCTTTATGTTTAAAAGCAAAAGTAAAAGAAGTTCCTAAAGAAATGCTAGAATTTAAGCGATTAACAATACAAATAAAAAGAGAATTAGAAAACCAAAAAACAATTTAAAAACAAAAATTATGGAAACTAAAAGAGATTTAAATTTTGAAGTAAACAACGCAAAGCAATTAAATGAAATGCTTACTGGCGTATTGATGGATTGCAGACGCGGAATTATTGACCACGAAACAGTAAAAAGTATCACACTTGTTGCTGATAAAATAAATAAGAATAATGTTAATATTTTGGAGTATAAAAAAATTACCAAAAATAAAAATGATGTTGAGTTTTTCGATGGCATTTAGTAAACGATTTTAAAACAAAACCCGATAACATTACGCTATCGGGTTTTTTATTAAAATTTACTATTTGATATTATATTACGCTCTAACGCTTGAGCGGTGGTAACATTTGAACTAACAACATACGCTTGTATTGGTTGGTTTTGACCTCCTAAACTAGACGCTATTTGATTTGCTCCCGTTCCTTGAACTAAATTAAAAGACGGTGCAGATGGTGCGGGTGGTGCAGATTGACCTCCTCCAGATTGACCTCCTCCAGAATCTCCTCCTCCTCCGCTTAATAGTTTTTTAGCTCTCGAAATATTACTAATAACAGATAGTGCAGTTCCAGTGTAAGAAATAACCCTTGCAACTGTCCCGATTCCCGGCACTAGAGGGAATGCTAATTGAGCGGCTACTCCTTCTGCATTAGCTAATGTAGAGGCTTTACTTATTGCGACGGCACTATCTATTCCTATTTGAGTTAACGCTATAGATTTAGATATTGCTTGTCCCGCTTTGCTTTTGTTTATCCCTAAAAGCTCTAAATTATTTATAATTCCAGAAAGGTTTTGTCTTGAAGTCGCTATCGCTGTATCTTTATTTCTTTGAAATTCTAACTCCTCTGCTGCTGCCTTATCTCTTTTTGCTTTTGCGTCCGCATCCCTTTTTATAGCGTTTTCAGATTCTTTTATAAAATAATCTAGGTCTTCTTTTTCTTTTTCGACTTTTAATTTATCTTGAATTTCTTTTTTATTTCTAGCAAATTGCGCTTCTAGTTCTACTGTTGAAACATTATTATCTACTAATATTTTTCTTTCTTGCTCAAACTTTGCCGTTAGATTTTGTAACGCAGTTCTTGTTTTTTGCAAGTTATCTTCTCTCGCATCGTCCTCAATTTTATTTGCTTTCTCTAAAGCGGATTTTCTTGCGTCCTCAATTGCTTTTCTTTTTGCTTTTGCTATTGCATCTGCTTTCTCTTGTAATGCCTTTCTTTTTTCATTTATAGATTTATTGTCGGAATCTATTTTATCTTGAGCGTCTTTGTTATCTTTTACTTTTTTATCGTTTCTCTCTTTGTCTATAGCAATTAAATCTCTGTTTAATCTTTTAGCTAATTCATTTCTTTTTTCGTCGCTAATTCCTTCCTCTTGCGTTGCTTTTAAATATCTGTTTTTAGCCTCTACTTTTTTCTTACTAAAGTCATCTAATAGGTCGCCTCTAGTTTGCATATAATCTTCGTTTTGCTTTAAAGATTTTTTTGCTTGTTCATTAAACCTATCTAATTCTCTTTCAGCTTCCGAAGTTATACCTATAAAATCAGTAACCGCATTAGATACCGTTCTAAAGAAATCGCCAACTAATTTAAGCCCGGGCAAAAACTTTGTAACAGCATCTGTTATTTTTCCAAAGTTCAAAACTAAAGAAACTAACGCTAAAATAATTAAACCTATACCAGTACCAGCTAGAGCAAGTTTAAAAAGTTTCATTGCTCCCGTAGATGTGCCAACAACAAAACTGTAGGCAGATTGTAAAGCGGTTGCAAGTTTAGATTCTTTAGAAAACAATCCAAGTGCCTCTACTGAATCTAAAGCTACTTGTGCGTAACCACCCGTAACAGCGTTTAGTAAACCCATTGCACTGCCGTTTTCCAAAACCGATACTGAACTTTCTTTCATTCCTTTTGCAACTCCTGACGTGCTTTTTTTCAAGGTGTTTAAAGAATTATCTAGCTTGTCAATCTTACGGTTTGCGTCGCCTGTATCTGCTACAACTTTTATTACTTCGGTTATCATTTGTATATTTCTTTATAACTGCGTTTAATTTGTTCCTTTGCTTTTTTCCAACTTTTTATTGTTGCAAATTTTCCCTTTGCTATTTCAATACATTCGCCACCGTTATAGTATGGCAACATATTGCACAATTTTATAATTTCTAGTATCATAATGCTTTGTATACTCTTACTATTTGGTAACTTATATTATAAATACTCGTGTTACCCGTTAAACTCAATATTTTTGGTAAACCTCCATTTGGCACAAAAGTATTTAACGAATACATAGGCGCTACAATTGAAAAAGATTGTTCGGAATTTGCGCCTTTTGCAAATACTTTAGTTTCTTTAAATTGTTGCGCCAAAGCAACCGAACCTAAATCCATAAAAAAATCAAACACACCGCTTGCGTTACTATTTTTAGCATTAAATCTTATAGTAGTTATGTAATAGTCTCCTATATTTTGCGGTGTTATTTTGCTAGTTAAGGAATTATAAAGATTAACAACCCCGATAGGTAGATAGGTATTTAATACCGTACCCGCGTTATTTTGTATAATAGACGTTACACCTTGATTAATTACAAAAGGCGACGCTTCGGTATATTGCGTGTCTGTATAAACAGCAAACCCTTGGTCACTGTACAAGTCTGCGAAATTTTCATTTGTCTTATCAAAACCTACTCTTAAAGAGTCTCCTGTTCCGTCGTTAGGTGTTGCCCCTATTCCTATCGTTTGCTGTGCCATAATTATTGCGCGTCTATTGTTAATATATTGTTATCTGCCGTTACTTCCGTACTATCTGCTGTTACTATTTTGTTATCTTGATTTACGTATAATTGAAACGATTTTCCCGCCCCATTATTTACGTTTATAAACGCATCTCGATTTAATGTTAAAGTATTTTCTGTAAATGTAATATCTATAAAATTACCGTTTTTAATAGCTGTTATAAATGTAGTGCCAAACCCTAAATTTTGAATTGATATATTCATTACGCTTGCATTACTAACATATACGCTAGTTGTTTGCGCTAAATAGTTTACGTAAATTTCTTTACTTGTTGGCAAAAATGAACCAAAATTAGTTTCGAAATTATTTATTAAATTAAATGTTGCGTCACCCGTTAATAGGTTTACATTATAATCGTTTATTCTATAATATTTTTTGTTCAATTCCACTATATCGTTTAACTCTATATTTGTCAATAGATAGTTTGGTAATTTAGCTTTGAATTTAAAGTTTCTTTTTTTTATGTTAAATAAATTAACGACGTACTTTTGCCAGTAATTAGAATATAAAGTATTATTTATTAAAGCTCCGTTCCAAGTGCTAAACTCGTTACTCCAAATTAAACTATCGCTAACGTTATCTAATCCTAGAGTATTACTAGGTGTGTTTAAAGTTGAGTTTAAAGGCGTTTGTAATCTAAGCATTTTAACTTTTGTCGTACCTAATTGAACTACATTATTATAAAATAAAATAGGCTTAGGCACTACTTGGTTGCCAGACAAATCTCGACTTAAACCGTACTGAATATTTACTAAATTATTTGTATTTACATCTTTTAATCTTTCAAATAATAATGTTTCAAAAGGTAACTCAACACTTATCACATCACCGTCTAATGGCTTTAATTCAGTATCTTTTAAAGTCAATAAACTATCGCCGTATGCAACTATATTATTTTGCTTAAATTGTTGGTTTAGGATAGTCGTAGGCGGTTGAAATTTAAAATCTATTTGCCTTGCTAAAGTCCCTCGTTCTGCATCGTAATTTTTTATATCAAAATGCTTTGTTAAGTTGACTACTTTGCCACTTAAATAATAATCGTTAGCGGTGTTTAAATAGATAGTACCGTTTCTTTGTGGAATAGCTACCAATTTGAATATCTTAAACAACCCACTTAAAAATTCTATTATCTTTAATTTAGGTAAGTTTGCTGATACGTTTACAAGTGCCTCGCTACCTTGCGAAATACCTCCGCTTGTTTCTTCTGGCGTTGGTACCCAACTTGAGCCGTTCCAACTTTCAGACCTACACACAACTGTTGCAGAATCAATTGGTATATTTATTTGAAACTGATATTTATTGTTTACTAAATCGTTTGTGTTAATTGTAAATTCTCTCTCAAAAGTTGGTGTTTGGTCCTGTATTAAAGCAACCTGTACTCCATTGTTAAATATAGCAAAATCGATAGGTAAAGTATCATTGTCATTGTTTATAATTGGGTTTAATATTGTTATTTTAAAGTAAAATCTTTTTTTATCATTTGCGCTATTTACAAAGGTTGTAAAGTTTAGACTGTCGGTTGCTAAATTCATAAACGTACCGCCACCTGTTGTGAAGTTTATAAATGAAGTTCGTAGTATTTTGTTTACGGTGTTATTACAGGCCCACATATAAGCCTCTTTAAACTCTGTTCTATTTGTAAATTCATTACTAAAAGTCAAACCATACTTAGTGCTAATCGCTTCTAGTATTTTTGATATTCTAACAGATGGGAACAAATCCAAGTCATCTACGCCCTCGCCAAATGGTTTAGTTGTACCCACATTTGTCGTTAACAATTGTAAAGGATTGCTATAATTTGGTGTTGAATTATAAAAAAATTGCTTTCTAGTATTCATTAAATTATAAACTATATCTCTATCAAACAAGCCTTGCTCCAATCCTATCTGAATACTTTGAACACTCGGAGAATGATCCAACGCTTGCAAGTCTAAAGAGGTTAGTTCATCTTCGCCTATTAAGTCTTTTATATTAACTAAATCACCAAAAAAATTAATTGTATAATTTGCGGGTTTGCCATCTTTAACGCTAACTTTTTCTAATCTAAATTTACCTATTCTAAAAGGGAAACCTGATATTTTAATTTCTCCTTTAACCTTAGTTCGTGCATCAAAAGTATTGTCTATATCCGCATCGTAATAATGTTTGAATAAAAAATTATTTCGATCGCTTGCTGGTACCGTAAAACTTTTAGTAAAGTCAGTATTGATTTTAGTTATATCGTCGGTGTTTGCAACCGAACTATTAAAATCAATATTTTCGTCTTTAGATAAATCAACCTTTGTATTTCCTATAAATATTTCTGTAACCATCATACATTGTTAATATCGTTAAACGCGTACTCAAATTCCAAACTATAATTTATCAATCTGTCATTTTGTCTAGTCTTAAATTCTTGGCTCTTGCTAGATACGCTAATTGGTATAGCTTGTCCACCCTCTAACACCCAAACTTTTTCACTAAGTAATAATTGCTTAACTGCTTCATTTTTATCTTCGGTTACAAAGCCGCTATTAATTGTAAATTTGCTCCTAGATTGTACGTTAAACGTGTTAAATTGATGCTTACCTAAAGGCGCGCCACCCTCGAAACTATCGGCAGTTACCGAAATGGTATCTTTACGAACTTTAAACATAGTGAATATCTGACTTGCGCCCTCTTTATTTTGAAAAACTATATCAATTGGCGTGTATCTACATTCATCCGTTATTAACAAAGTCTTAACTATTCCGTTATAAGTGATTTCTACGTACTCATCGGTGGTGGTTTGGCTTAAATCTACCCATAAATATTTAATTAACTCACCGCTAAACGTTGAACTAGGCGTTTGAATAGTGTAATTTATCTCTCCAAGTGGATAACTGCGTACTGCGATCATAATTAAAAGGGTAAAAGTGCATAGTCGAATGATATATTTTGTACTTCTGAGTCTACTTCTCTTAAGGCCAACTTAAAAGAAGTGCTTGTTTTTTCTCTGATGCTAAAAATTACGTCATTGTTTGCTCCAAAAACTCCCGAAACGTGAACTAACGAACCTAACACTTCGTATTGGTCAGTTCCCACATTTGGAAATGTAACGGTTTTAAGTACGTCAGAGCCTCCAACATCACCAATATAATAATTTGCTATTCTTAAGAAAGGACTTGCTGCTGGTGCTGCTTGTATTGCGTTAATTTGTGTTTGCAAACTAGCGACCTCTTGTGCTATAAAATCCAATATAGCAGTTTCAACTACTCTATGTTCAGTCGCTGTTATATCGCTTTGACTTGCTAAATTCAAATCTATAATTGCTTGTACTTCTGCTTGTGTTGCCATAATATTAAACTATAAAATAATCGATTGTGTAGTCGTCTGCATTGTAATCTGGTATAATAGATTGCTCTACTTTGATTGGCAAAATAAATAAGCCGTTTCTGTCTACCTTATATTCGTCTTGTGTTACTAATATTTTGTTAGTTGGTATAGTTGGATTTGCACCATCTTGAAAATAACCATAACCTTTTATTGCTAGGTTTGTTTGTTGCAATTGTATTACCTTTGGTTCTACATCGTAGATAACATGGAATCGAACCCAAGCTTGGTTGTCGCTATCGTATAAACCCGCAAAAGTTGGTATAGTAATGTCAAAGTCTATAAAGTCATTCACTATTCTTCCAATCTCAACTCTATCAATTGCGTTTGAGCCAGTTGGGTTAAACCTTGTTTTTTGATACGAGGACTGACTAGGTACTGCCGTTATGTTACCTTGCCAAATGAATATCTGCACCGTGTAAGAAGTGCAAACAAGCGAATTGCTAGGACTTGTTAACGGAATATCAATATAGTATGGCGATAGTGTTTTAATCATTTATTATTTTTTAAACTTGTTTTTAGTAAATCTCTCATATCTAAACCGTAAGCCTCTATTAATTCTTTAGGTAGTCTTCTCATTTCTTTGTTAAAAGCATCTGTTAAAAATCTAGTAGGCTTTTTACCTTTGTTATAAATTGACCTTGCAATTAATAAAGCTGTTTGTTTGTAGCTTAAAAACTTGCCACTTTTTTCATTTTTAAATTGAAATCTTTTTCTCCCAACCCAACCTATTAGCGATTTAGTCAAACCACCATTACCACTTCCAAAAGACTTACCGTATTTAAATGGACTGTAAGGAGCTAAAGCATCGCTCTTGAATCCTTTTACTCCTTGGTCTACAAAAGAAGCGTAATCTAATGCCTCTAATGTAAATTCAATACTATTCTTTGATACTTTAATATTGTACTTTAAACTATTTCCTAAATCTCCCGTGTCGCTTTTTCTTGCTATGTTTGCTTTGGCTCTGTTTATTATTTGAGTGCCAAAATTATCTAAGGCTTTTTTAACTAACATAATGAAACTAAAACGTTCGGCACGTCGATTGTAAATGTCATCACCCAACCATCTAAAAGGTTTTTTTTACTCTCGTTCATCTGTTCGAGAGTAGGATTTTCGCTTGCGGTTATATCGTTATCCTCGAAGTCTTTAAGCATCAACAACCATAATCTATTTACAACAGCTAAAGTTTCGTTTAGATTATCTATTTCGTTGTCGTTCTCGTAAAATTTATCTGTTGTTATCTCTTTGTTAATATCTCTTATATCCATCGCACCAATTTGGCAGTCGAATCTTATGACACTATCGCTAGGAAAAGAACAGTTACCAATGCTAACATGTAACAAAGGAAATATATTTTTCTTACTAATATCAACGTCTTCAAAATCTCCCTGTGTTATCGTGTTAATAAAATAATCCTGCTCGGCTAGAGTCTTGATGTATCGTAAAATTTCGCTATATCCGTTCATATAAGTAAAACGATAAGATTGCTAATATGTAACAAAAGAAAAAACCCTACTCGAATGAATAGGGCAATACTTTATTTAAAAAACTTTTAATTTATTTTACAATTCCTTTACTTGTTTTTCGTTTTCGTTTTCAAATATCATTAAAAAATGATACGGAACTATTGCTACTGACATTTTATTTTTACCAAAAATCCAAGCTCTTTCTATTGCCTCAGAACGAATTTCGTCATAAACTACTTCTTTTATAAAAATGCTTTCATAATAAATTTTTACTTTTTTCATATTTTTTTTTATTAATTAATTTTAGAAAAAACCGCCCAAGTGTGCATTGTTAAGAGGCAAAGGCGGTGTATTAGATAACAATTTTAGCGATTTCGCTAGCGTAAAGATACAAATGTTATTTGTATAAACAATAGTTTATTTTACAATTCTGTTATTTGCTTACCGTTAGATTTATTTTGCGCGCTTATGATTGCTTTGTTTTCCACGACCTCGCAACTTAAAAATAATAAACATTTATGCAAACTTAGTTGGGTTACTTTATCAATCGCAAAGATGTCGTCTTTAGCTAGTTTTTTTATGGTAGGATACCATCCCCAATCTTTAAAGTAGTTCGCCATATCCTCACCCTCGCTTATTCCGCGCTCGAATATCTCAGGGTATAATCCTCTAACTCGCTCGCTAAATTCAAAAAAAAAACCAGCGCGCCATTAGCAATATTTAAAGGCATCGATTTCATTCGCTCGGCATATTCCGCAGTACCTTTGTAGCTTTCTATTTCATACCTACCGTGTGCTTTATTTTTTATTGGTCGGAATAGTATAGCCATTAGATTATGTAAATCATTTTGGCTTGTTTGGTATTTCTCCAGGTCTGCAAACTCTCCTAAACTTATTTCTTCAAAGTCATTTATAAAGCCAAACTCTAAACCTTCTAATTTAAAGGTAGCTTGAAATTGTGCATCTGTATTTAACGCAATATCTACTTGCTTACTGATACGCTCAAAGTCGATAGCTTTTAAGTTACCTAAATCTTTGTGAGGTATGTTTGTAAAGATTGATACTTTACGTTTATTGAAAGTCATTATATCCAAGTCGCGCTCTAGCAACTCCATATACTTTTGAAACTGCCCTAACGTAACTTCACTAATATTTTCTGGTATGTTTATTTTCATAATTATCTTATATCAAATTTTCCTCTATGTGGGTTACTTAAATGAAAAAATACATTGTATCTTATTGCGTCGATTGC